GGGGTTATTTTGATGGTGATGGCGGTTTTTCAATAAAAAAACAAATGGAAAGAAAAAATGATACGTATATGTTTTATGTTATTGGAACTAAAAAATTTATTAGTGAACTTCAGAGTATTTTAATTAAAAATATTAATATTTCAAATACAACATTACGATCGGAGCATCCACATGATTTGATAATGTCCATTTCTTATCAAGGCATTAATAATATAATTAGTATAAGGGATTATTTGTATAACAATGCAACTATGTTTTTAAGTAGAAAATGGATGATTGTACAAAATTTAAAGTATAGATACAAAGGAGTAGAACAATTAAAGTCTGAATATAATCAAATAGTTAAATGTTATTGTTATGATAAACTTTCAATACGTACAATAGCGTTGACACATAAAGTAAGTGATAGTGTTATTAAAAAAATATTAAAAATGTATTATGTTATTATGCACGATAAAACAATTTATACTAATAAACTTAATAAAGATAAAATTGATACCATGTATTCATTATACATGAATAAAAAATCATATAAAGAAATCGCCATACAATTAAATATTTCAGAATCTACCGTAAATAAATATGTTACAGCACATAAATGGGGTCAGTTAAAACGTGAAAAATAACGTATTATTAAAATATATAAAAAATAAAGAAATATATATTGATAGATCTGACTGGTCTACATTAAAAATCACACATTCTATCGATGAACTTATAACATGTTTTTCTGATTTAGTAATTTATAATGAATTAAAATTCCCTTATAAAGAAGTAACTCATACCGATATGAAAAATGATTTTTTTGGTTTATGTAAATATATTCCGTCTATTAAGATTGACAATAATATATATACAAAATATGATTATAATTTTCCATTACAGAATCATTACATTAAGAATTCTACTGTCGGGTCCTTGGCATCAGATTATTTTTTTAATAAAGTACGGTATGAATGTGATTCAATTGTGAGTCCAAGCCCAATTAGAATTTGGAATACACAGAAATTTCATGCATCATATTTTAAATCGTTGTTTTCGTTGAAGTATGAATTTATTAATTCTGCAGTATTGCGAAATTGTTTTTCTGGTGGAAAATATGTTGCACAACAATTTAAACCAGCCGTTGCAAAAACTGTATACTCAATATTTAATTCTAAAAATATCCTGGATTTTTCTGCTGGGTGGGGTGATAGACTATGTGGTTTTTATTCTTGTGATATGACTGAGCATTATGTAGGAATTGATCCAAATAAAGAAGTTTTTGATATCTATTCAAAACAGTGTGTGGAGTATAATAACATAATTACTGGAAATAAATCAACAGAATTTTTAAATGTACCCGCAGAAGAAGTAAATTTTAATAATTATGAATTTGATACAATATTTACTTCCCCACCGTATTTTATTATGGAGCGTTATTCATACGACAGTACACAGTCGTGGGTTCGGTATAAAAAATTAAATGATTGGTTAGATAAGTTTTTATTTACTGTTATTTATAATTCCTGGAAATCATTATGCATAGGTGGACACTTAGTAATAAATATTACTGATGTGTATGTTCGTCACCAACGTAATGAAATTTGTAACCCATTAGTAAAATATATAAAAGATAATATATCTAACGCACAATTTTTAGGAATGTATGGGTTACAGTTAAATAAACGCACTAATAATAAATATGGTATTTTTGTTGAACCTTTATTAATATGGAAAAAAATATAATGGATATAAAAAAATGTAAATACTGTGGTAGTTCAGAAAATTTAAAAGTAGGAAAAAGAAGGGGTGTTCTTTTTTATTACCCTGTATGTTTAAATTGTGTTGATAAGCATAATGTATTAGTTAAGAATAAGCGAAAACAAACTTGTTTATCTAAGTATGGTGTGGATAATATAGCAAAAAATTCGGATGTGCAGGAAAAAGCAAAAATTACATGTTTAAAAAAATATGGAGTTTCTAACCCCAGTAAAAATACTAATGTTAAAGATAAGATTAAAAAAACTAATTTAAAAAAATATGGTGGAACTTCCCCGGTTTCGTCTTATGTAGTAAGAGAAAAAATAAAAAATACAAATATTGAACGATACGGTGTTGATAATCCAATTAAAAATAAAGAAATAAAACAAAAAGCTGTAAATACTACTATAGCTAAATATGGTGTTGATAATGTGTTTAAATTGCAGAAAGTACAGGATAATATTCGAAATATTATGCAACAAAAATATGGAACTTCTTTTATTTTCACATTAGATACAATTAAACAGAAATCAATTAAAACCATGAATAAAAAACACGGGGTAGATTACTGGGTACAAAATAAAAATTTAATTAATATATCCCAGGAAAAAAGAAGATTAAAATATTGGAATACATTTGTTAGAGTGTTAGCAAAGAAAAACATTATACCTCAATTTTCGAAAGAAGATTATGGTAGTAATGTTACGAGTTGTAATGAGTATTTATGTAATAATTGTGGAGAGGTGTTTCTTAATGAAACTTTAAATCCTCATAGTATATTTTGCTCATGTAATAAAAAAAGATCTACTTATGAAGATGAGATAGTTTCTTGGTTACATGAAGCAGGAATTTTAAATATTGAAAAAAATAAAAAATACTACGAAAATGGTAAGTTAAAATATGAAATTGATGTAT